CTTTCCAATTATTTATCATTTCATCTAACCCTACCATACAATTGACGATAAACAAAAATTATTGAAGGAGTGGTTTTAATGTTTTGGAAAAAAGCACCAACTGATAAAAGACATTTACAAAATTTAGAATCTAAAATTAATTCTTTGACTTTGAAATTAAAAGAAATAGAAAAAATTCAAAATCATATAGTTGATTTTATGGTAGGGTTAGATGAAATGATAAATAATTGGAAAGAGGGATTAAAATGAGCGAATACACATATCAATGGAATCATGAATGGGCTAGTGACCCTTCAATGCCCATATTAAAGATTACGAAATCATCATTGAATACGTTTGAATTTTGTAGAAAGCAATATGAATTTAGTTATATTGAACGTAGAAAAACAGAACCTAATCCTGCCATGATAAAGGGAACAGTAATTCACAATTCTTATGAACATTTTTATAATAATTTTGATATTAAAAAAGCAGAAGGGTTATCACAACAACCATTATATGAATATTGTATGGGGTTATTTCCAATAGATGATTATGGAGAAATGTATCAAACAATGGCTACATTTGAAGCCGAAAGATTTCTTGCTTCTAAAGATTCAATAGGAGATTTTCTCCCTGTTGGTAATGAATTAAAATGTAATGCTCAAGTGATTATCCCTAAAGATGCTAACCCTAAATTTGAATTATCTAGAAATTATGTTGTGCATTTACAGGGTATTATTGATAGAATTTTCCTTGAAGGGGATGGTTACATACCTGTTGAATTTAAAACAGGTGTTTGGAAACCACGCAAGGCAACAGGGATGCGAAAGGAAATGGCTTTCTATAAAATTTTAATGGATAATGACCCTGATTGTGAACTTTCCCCTGTGACTCATTGGGGTTGGTATTTCCCTGCCGCAAATTATTTCCATGTAGAAAAGGTAAAGACTAGAAATGAAAATGATGTAGTTAAAAGGATTGCAACAATAATATATTCTTATGAACAAAATTTATTCCCTGCTGAATATTATTATAATAAATGCCAGTATTGTTCTTTCATTGGAATTTGTGATACTGCACAAAACGCCGGAATGTGGGAATGGTGAAATAATGGATAAGAAAAAATGGGGGGGGAAAAAGATATATGAAAGATAAAATACAAGAAAAAATAGATAGTAAAGATTGGAAATTCCATGAATTGTTGAAATTGCCTGATGTTTCTAAACAAGTTGCAGAAGAACTTTACCATGAATTAGATTTAGAATCTCAACTAGAAATGATATGGGAAAAACAAATTCCTGAATTAGAAACTTGGGAACATTCGTTTGGTTCATTATTCAACATTTTAGTTATGCAACAATTAGAAGAAGAAGTAATGGTGGTCTTTAAAAAGAAGTTTGAATCAGCAACAGTTAATTTTGCGGGAAAGCCCACACTTTCAATTCCAGCAGAAAAACCTGCATCTTTAATAGAAAAACCCAAAGACTCTCTACAAGGTTCTAAACTAGAAATGGCAGTAGGTAAAGATATAATGAAAGATTTAATTAAAGGTAAAGATGTATTGGAAGAACCCTCTTTAGAAGAAAAAGATGGTAAAGTTTCAACAAGAGCCGGAGATGTTAAAGTGGAGAGGATTTTTGATGGTCTTTGATGAATTGTTAGAGGGTCAAAATAAATTGACCGAAATTATGGAAAAGATACACGATACTCTTAAGTTCAGTAATAGAATAATTATGATGGTTAATATTGTTAATATTATGACTATTATTGTAGTAGGTATGGTGTTATTGAAATGAAATTTCCTAGAGAAGTTTGGCCGAGTGCTAATAAACAAACTACCACTTTCGCCAGTAAAAGAAAATTAGTTCATAACCAAGAAGAATTTAATGATTTTGTTAGACTCTATAATGGTAAAATGAATTGTTTCACTTCTGTTTATGATTATGAACAATACACCGATAAACAAGCCGTAACTTCAACTGTTATTCTTGATAGGATATTCTTAGATTTTGACGCCCATCATGGAGAAGTGGATAAAAACACTGGGGCGCAAATGATTAAGGCACAACAAATTAAAGATTGTTTAGATGATTTAGATGCAGTTATACATTATTTAATATATCATGGTTATAAATTTGATATGTCTTTTTCTGGTAGGGGATTTCATGTATATGTTTATGGAGAACCAACAAGAAATATTCGTAGATTAACTGCCTTTTTTAATGAAGTTAAAGAACTAACAATAAATGGAACTCTAGATAGTTCCGCTATTTCTAGTCGAAGACTAAGACGTATTCGCAATACAATGAATATGAAAGCGGCTTATGAAAATGGGTGCTATTATTGTATTCCCTTAGATTTTGAAGAGTCTTCTAATCTTACTGCTGAACAAATAATGGAATTGGCTAAGAAACCTAACAATATACCTGTTACTATAAGGGGTAATACTTTGGTTAAATGGCCGGAAGTTCTACCAATTGAAGAATCAAATGTAGAAGTTGATGTAATAAAAGTGGGCAAATTACCAATCCCCCCTTGTATGCACAGTGCAGTTATGGTGGAAAACCCCACGGATATTGCCCGAATGTATTTGGTTAGTTGGTATAGAGATTTATTATTATGGTGTGATTTGAATGTGCCTTTCACTGCCATTAAAATAATCCCCGATGTAGAAACCAGACAACAAATCGTGAAACAAATCGTTGCAGAAATAAAATACCTACATGAAACTCATGATGTATGGTTGGATTTCAAAGAAGATGTAACTGAATTTCGCACCAAATATATAATAGATGGGAATTATAGTTTCCCCAATTGTAATAAATTAATATCCGATGGGTATTGTATAGGCAAATGTTGGAGATTGAAATAATGGGAAAAGTAAAAGAAGTATTATTGGTATGGTTTATGGTATTACTAATAACATGGGATTCTATAATTCAAAAACTTAGGGGGAGATAATCATGTCTTTAATTATTGATAGTCGAGAGAAATCTACCCTTACAGATTTAGTGATAAAAAAATGTAAGAAAATGAATATCTCATATTCTAAAGAATGGATTGAGGTTGGGGATTATATAATAGGTGATGTTTGTTTTGAAGCCAAATCAACTCATGATTTTTTATCCTCTATCATTTCTAAAAGGCTTTGGACTCAATTAGATAATATGGATAGATGTTTTAAAACCAACATTGTTATTATTTATGGAACTTTAAATGACGCCTTTAAATATATTAAATACTCTCCTAAAAATAAACTACCTATTAAACGTAAGATACAATTACTTACCAATAAATTCTATGGGGGTATTGGGAGAATTGCCTTAGATACAGATATAAAACCCATTTGGGTTTTAACTGAATCTAATGCTTCTTCAATAATTTGTAGTGTTGCAAAGATGCAACCAATAGACCGACCTGTTATTAAGCCTCAACTATTTAAGCGAATAACTACTGATGATATAAGAGTGGATATGTTGTGTGGAATTAAGGGCATTAGTGAAAAGAAAGCAAAATCCCTGTTGAAAGAACATGGAAGTCTAATGGAAATAGGAGATAGTAATTCTAATGAGTTATGTAAATCGGATGGGATTGGTAATACTACCGCAGGTAGAATTTTAGATATTTTTAATTCCGAAAAGAAGGTGATGCAATGAATAATGAAGAAACTCAAGACCCTTATAAATTAAATACTGGTAAGGTATTGGAAAATGATAATGAAGAAATTGGGGAATTTGATAAAGAAGTTGAAGATTTCTTAAGAAAGGCAGAAGAAATAACAGAAAATATTGATACAAGGATTCATTTAGAAGATGAAATTTCTAAAAAACAACAAAGAGATAAAAAATTACCAGAAACCGTTTTAAAATTTAAAAAGGTATGTTGCACCTATTCTCGTTATAATGATGTTCCTGCAACTATTGGTTATTATTCTATTTTAGGAGATTTAGTCAAACATATGGTAGAAATTCCATTTGGACCAACTACTATTGATACAAGGGTTCATTTATTAAATATTCAAACAGCAAGAAGTGGAAAAACCACTTTGATTAAATATGTTTTATTACCATTAATGGAAGAAATTTATAAAGATTTAGGAGATATTGAGGATAACGATGGTAAAAAATTAGTTGCTGGAAAAGTTTGTAAATTAACAGATTACACCACAGCATCCCTCATTGGCTCACATACGGAAAATCAAAATTATACTGATGATGAAGATGAATTAAATAGAATATTTGTAGATGATAATAATACTACTCGCAATAAATACGCACAGGATATAACTAGGGGAAATGAGGAAACAAGAACTAAAGCAGAAAGTATGAGAGATGAAGAACTTAGACAAAATCGTTTAAAAAGAGAACGTAATAAAGAACCGTGGTTAATACATTTTGGACCCATTCATGGTGAAGGTTTTTGGTTTGCAGATGAATTTGAAAATAGCGGTGTATTTAAAGAGAGACAACATAAAGAAGGAATGACTGTTGTTTTTCAACATATTATGAATAACTTTCATATTGGTGCTAATGTTTATGAAAAAATTCTTACAGGAAAACCTATTATTGCTCTAGATTCTAAATTTACTATACTAGCGGCTACTTTTATTCCAGAAAAATTAAGACACACTGTAACAACAAAAGGTGTAATTCAAAGGTTTCTCCCCTATATATGGGATGTTCCTGATAAAATACTTACAGATATGCGTAAAAAAGTAATTAGTAAATTTGGAATAATTTCGGAACAAAAAGGCCCACCATTATTCCTTAAAAAAGAAATAATAGAAATATTTAATTTAACAAAAACTAAATATGAATCGGTTGGAAAAGATAGATTACAAACAGTGTCTTATACCAAATCTTCTAACGAAGCGTTAGATTCAGCACACACTAAAATACTTGATTATATTAAAGAACTTGACCCTTATTTTAGAAAAATTATTAGGTTATTTGAAATGAATCTAATAGAATACATTGCTAAATTAGCGGTGTTAAATTGCATAACTGAATCTAATAGAGAACCTAACCCCGATAAAAGGTTCATTGTTTCCGAAATAAATGTTAAACAAGGAGAAAAAGTAGTAAAACAATGTTATGAGGCTTTAGTGGAATGGTTAGAAAAATCTTTTAAGCAAAGTAGAACAGCAGTAGAACAGAAGAATAATATGGCCCAGTTCAAACTAGCGTTAGCAAACTCTAAAAACAGTGCTAAACCTCATGAAAAAATAGAAGGTGGATATGTTTGGAAAAAATTATTCATAGAAGAGGCAGAAAGTATATTAAAAGTATCTAATGTAACTACCTACGCTAAATATAACGCAATATCAAATGAATATTTTGAAGAACTAAGAAATGGCAAATATAACTATGTAAGATTAAAAGAAGAAAATGAGGAATAATAATGAAAGCAATATGGGAAAATAAATATGTAGTATTCGATGTGCAAGATGGCCCAAAAACCATGATTGATGCTTTAAATACAGAAGGCAATGAAGGTTGGGAAGTAGCCGCCATAGTTAGTGTAGCAGGTAATAAATTATGCGCCTTTCTAAAGAAGTGTGAGTCTATTGATGAACCTTCGCCGGAACAAGAAAAAGAAGATGAAGTGTTAAAATTATGGAGCGGCGGCAAAAATGAATAATGTTATGGCTATTGATTTGGAAACAAAAAACCTTTCAACAGATATTGGGGGTTGGGGCAACACCCATATGTTTCTAGTTTCAACAGTTACTACATGGAATGGAGATACTGGAACAGTTTATGTTGATGAACCAGTTTCCGATACATTCGCTAAATCCGGCATTCAAACTAAACCATTAAGAGAATTAAAATTTGATTTAGACGACCATTTCCAAAAGGGGGGCATTCTCTTAGGACATAACATTGTAGCGTTTGATTTACCAGTTTTACGAGATGCTATGGATATTTATTGTATTCGTAAATACATCACTAATAAGCAATATATTGATACTAGTAAATATTTTGTTGAAAATTACGGCGATAGGTATGCCTTGAATAATCTAGTGGACCACACATTAGGCAAGCAAAAAACTCTTAACAGTATGGATGCTCCGAGGTTATGGAAGCAGGGAGAATATGATATAGTTGTGGATTATTGTTTGAAAGATTCACAATTAGTATATGAATTATGGAAATATGGTAAAGATAATAATATAATAAAAGTGTTTAATATGGCAGAAGAAAAAGAAATAGAAGTAGAGGTGAATTGGTAATGGTATTAACTACTGGTGAAGTATTTTTATGGTTTGTATTTTTTATTGTTATTAGTATATTGTTTTTCGCCGCATTTGGTGGAGCATCTGTAAATGAAGATTCAGTTGAAGAATATATTAATAATTTAGTAAAAGATGATGTTCCTAAAAAGAGTTAAGATGGCGTTAAAGCGTAAATGTAAAGAATGCTCTAGGAATGTTATTCCTAAGAGGATTAAAGGCCATTACATCGGGTCTAATAACATAATCAAAATTTGGGAATGTTCCAAATGTGGTTATTTGTGGAAATGAGGGGGCGGGGCTTCGGCCCTGCTCCCTTTTTTTTATTTTATTTTCTATTGGGGTAGATAATTATTCCCCAATTTATATTGCTTTATAAGTGATTCGATTTAAACTGACTAGATTTTTCACATTACTTATTCCAAGTTCTATATTGTTCCAAGGTGGAAGATATTTCACATAATAATTACTATAAAATCATCTTGTGCAGTTACACTTCCACCAGCACTATCCGAAACAGTGCAAACCACTCTATACGTTGCATTTGCGGGCGGGGGCGGGGGTGGTCCCGGCCCTCCGCCGGGGAATGAACCATCAATTCTTCCAGTATCATATTGCGCCGCATTAGTAGTTCCTTGAGTATTTATTACAAAGGCCCCCGGTGGGGGGTTAGGGTCCACCTGTTCGGAAAGAACCCACGCATAAGTATAGGGTGCAGTTCCACTACTGGCTGTTACAATATAATCAATAGCACCTACCGCAGAAGTGGCACTAGTTCCTGGCCCACCAGTCATAATTGTTACATCAGTTGGAGAATTATTAGAAGCAATTGATACGGCTAAAGGTGAAGAAGAAGAAGAAGAAGAACCTTGTTGAACAACCCCAAATTCCCAATGAAAGCCCATATAATATCACCCAATGATTTGCCAATTATTTGCGCCAGTGCATAAGAAAGTTAATGCTTGGTCGTCAGTAATATCTTGTGCGGCATAAGAACCTGCACCATTAAAACGAGTATTGCTGGTATCTGCTGAAATTATTTTACCAGTTAATGTTCCACCTGAAGTATTAATGCAGGTGAATTGCACCCCAACATCTGCGGCGGCAACATCAGGTAAAGTAACTATTGATGAACCATTAGTCATTAAAATTACAATTCCTGAACAAGCAATATCTGGAGAATAAGTAGCACCGGCAACACTAGCCACTGTTGCCCTTGTATGCCAACCCGCATGAACAGTAATGCCTGAAAGTCCTTCTCCCACATTAGGTTTCGCAAGTCTAGCCATAGTGCTTGAAATTCCCGCATCCATAATTCCAAATTTAAGTGCGCCTTCTTCAGACCCATTATCCACTTCGGTAGTTCTTGCAGAAATATAAGCATAATCAGTAGAATTACCAGCCCCATCTTCCCCATTAAAAAGAATTACGCCTAATTCATCATCATCGGCTGGACTTGCAGAACTTCTACGCAACATTAAATCGGGAGCATTTGTCACTCCACTATCTAGTGATTCTAGAATTAAACCGACCCCATTCCCAGTGTATGTGATATGCAAAGGGGCGATAGGTGTTGTTTGTCCTATACCAACATTACCACCACTAAATAGTGCTGAATAATTAGTGTCTGCACCAGCCACATTTACATCTAATCCAATATTCTTTATTGTTCCACTAACATTACCAAAATTACAATCTATATCTAATCCTGTTATATTTACTGTTCCAGTATTGCCAACAGAATCATCTATATCTATATGCATTCCAGTTACATTCGCTGTTTTACCACCAGCAGTAACACCTAATTTATTATAAACTAATGATAATCCTTTAGCAGTTTGACTACCAACACCATAATTATTTAATGTAAAAGAAAGAATTTTAGATGTGCCACCATCAGTAACAGTAGATGTAGTAGATGCATTAAACAACTTTCCATCTGTTAAACCACTAGAAGTAATATCAAGGACATTAGCAGTAGTAACTGCGTTTGCTACTATGTTCACCACATCAGCATCAATATTTGATGCGGCAATATCTAAAGCCACTTGGTCTGTATCTGCATTTGTAATAGTTAAAGCCGCCGCCCCAACATCATTAGCAGGGGTAATTGTTTGATTTCCTGTAACTGCTAAAGTATTAGCACTAGCATCAAAAGTTAAATTGGCTTCACCAGTAATAGCATTAGCGGCAGTAACAGTTGTAATAGTATTATTTGTAGTTCCTGTTAATACTGCGGCCCCAGATAATGCCCCAAGAGAATCTACTCTCACAGTTTTAATTACATCCGAACTTTCAGTATCTTGAATTAATACTTTATCATTTGCTACAACAATAGCAGTTCCTATACCAGTAATAAATAATCCAGCAGATGTTCCCGTAATACTTCCCACTTCTGTATATTCATTTGAATTATCATATCCTATTGAAAGAGAATTAGATTGTTTTGTAGTAGTGAAAAATTGTGTAGCCAAATCTCCAGAACTATCTGTTGATTGAACTTTAATTAATGAAATAGGAACAGTTTGAGCAGGTATATCGGGAACAACACCATCAGTATTTCCCATTGTTATACCAATTGTTCCTGCACTATTGACTGTAATCCAATGATAAAAAACACCACTTGGGGGTTTGTCTAATTCAGCGGCGTCTTTATTATGCACTGATACTAACTTACCTTCATATAAAATTGACCCACCTGAAACGGCTACATATGGTGAACCCTCAACCCATGTATAAGTATGAGTAAAACCATAAGTGGTATTTGTTATGTCTCCATCTGCCCCTGCCGTATCTCCAAAATCTAATGCGACATTACCTTGAGTCATATTATGCAATGCTTTGAATAATCCTGTATGGGGAGAATCAACTTTATCAGTTAATTGTGTAGTGCCTACTGTTCCCATTGAACTTAATATTCCACCACTTGCTACTGCCATATCATTCAACCTCTATCGTGTATATTACTTCGACCGTATCACTGGTTGAAAAGTTTCCTATTGCATTAAAATTAACTCTAGAAAACATAACATCGGAATCCGTAGTAAAAGATGCTCCAGATGTTACTAATTCATCGAATTGGTCGTCTTTAGCCATAGTAGAAAATAATCCCATCTCTCTAACAGTATATCCTTGTAAAGAACTTCCTGTAAATGAAGCCTTTAATTCTATTACTTTATTATCCGAACTACTAGATGTAACTGATTGACCTGCACTCGCCGCCGTTAAAGGAACATCTAATGTTAAAGCAGTGGGATTAGTGCTACCACCACCAGTTCCTAAACTCATTTTACCACTACTACCACCTACTGTCTCCCTTAAAAATAGGGCTATTTTTTTCTTTATTTCATCTGTTATCATAAAAAGTCCTCATCAATCAAGGTTTCTGTTACTGTTTCCAATGGGCCCATCGTTGCTCCGAACCCTAATAATCTATCCGAATCTGTTTGGAAGCCCAATGTGAATGCATCTGTTTCTGCTAATCCCACACGGTTTATCAACAATCTTAATTCTTTAATTTTGAAACTATCAAAGAAATCTAAAGTCACTGCTCGCTCTTTGAATTTATCTCCCCGAATAGAAGCCGTGTTAGACCTATTCTGCATCATTAATTCTGCAAATCTATCCGCCAAATCTTTTCGGTATGTGCCTATTTCCAATTCAATAAGTCCGGCCAATTGGCGACGAATTTCATACACCTTATATTGCCCCTTCGGAATACCTTCGGTTGGGAAATCGAGAGTTATAATATCTCCTGCCTTTACAAATTCTATGCCTGTTTTAGACATTTTAACGGTGAACCTATCATCCCCTTCGGAATGTGCCTTAAGCAGTGATAACGCTCTAGAATCCACATCATCTTGTGAAATAAGCCCCATATTTGTGTCCTCTAGGGTTTTCTTCCCGAACTTGTCTATACTCTTACGGTTTCTCTTAATGGATTTTATACCATTACCATAAACAATAACTTCATTGTATAAATCAAATGTTGTGGTGTTTCTAGTAACTGTAATGATTTTTAAGTTTGTATCTTCATAACTTAATTCAATTGGTCTTAAATCTAATTCTCTAGATTGTTTAGATAAAGCAATACCTGTTTCATCTATTCTTATTTCTTTATTTTTATATCTAGCCGCAAAATTACTAGCACTGAATATATCTATACCTTGATAATTTGGAGAAATATAATATGGGTATTCCCTATCATCGTTAATATTATATTCAATGTCTTCCGAAGATAATAAATCATTAATCACATCTTCAACTTCACTACCAATAATTACTGTTGAACCAATTCTTGCAGAAACAGCATTGTTAATTTTAGAAGGAGTAGCAGATTTTAAAATAAATACTTCTCCAAATGAAACAATTCCTAACATATCATTTTCAAATTTAGTTCCAAGAGATAATTTACATAATGCTCTACTATCCCAATAATCTGCTTCAACCGACATAGACATTTTCTGTTTTGAAATCCCATCTGTTAATAACATAGTATATGCTGAACCGCTTTTAAAAGTATTTCTATTTCCAGTAGGATTGAATAAATGGATATAATCTCGCAATACTGTGAATTTATTATTCCATAGTGTAGCAGTTGCCCCTGATAACGTAGTGCAGACAAATTTACTAGCGAGAGTTAAGGCTGTATTGCTGGCTATTTCTTTGATATAGCAATTTTGATTAGATAGTTTAATCATATCTCCAACTTGTAATTCAGTGGTAAATAATGTTGAACTTCCCGCAACTACATATGTTCCCTTAGTAATTGAAACTGTTCCAGTAAGGGTTTTATGTTGAGCATGGCGAGAATCCATATCAATTGCTACATACATAGACATAACTGCTTCATTTTTTCCTATTTTACCTTTTACAACAGTTCCAGTAATGTAGTTGATATCGTTAGTGCTTCCAGCACTAAATTCCCCTGCTTGATTTACTCTAGTTAAAGATGGAATAGATTTATACATATTATTTTCTTGAGGCATTTTTGTAGTTTGGGAAGATAAGGTATTAATTTTAATTTCAGTGGGGCTATCTTTCCAAAAACAATGCTCGGCTGGTCGCATAATTCTATAATTATCAGCAAAAAATGGGTCAATCCCTGCACTATTAATAGGTATATTATCTATTAATAATTCATGAGCCACTACTTTACCTGTAACATTTCTTCTATGTTCATGCACATACAATATGTGTTTTGGGTCTACCATAGCATCATTCATAGAGGTATTAAAAAGTCCATCATTTTCATATATATTTAATAAAGAAGGATTAAAAATTACTGATTCTGAACTGTAACTTATTTCATCATAAACACCATTATTTCTAAAAGGGCGATAATCAACAGAAGCAGTTGGATGCCCATGCATATACCCCACATTAGCAACTAAATACATACCTGTTAAATCTACAAAATTTAAAAATGGATTATCATTAGTAGAACTAGTAGCATCTATTTCAATTCTAATTATTCCCATTTTAGTATTACCATTTATAGAATCAAAAATTATAGTTCCTTCCGAAGTTTCACTCACTGTTCCATCTGTAATTTCTGTGCTTTCCAACCTTCTTAAATATAAATTAGGTATAAATGCCCCAAAAATTCCATCAGCCACATAACTAGCATAATTACTATCAAAATAAGTAGTATCAGCGGTTATAGAATCTGCATTATAAGTAGCAAACCCCCAAGTGGAATACCCATGAGTAGCCAAAAATGAATATTCTCCACTATTTACATTACCATAGGCTGAGGTTAATCCACCAAAACCATCACCATATTTTTGTTTTGCTAAATCAACCCCAGTAGGGGTTCCAGTTCTAGCCGGTTTTGAATAAGGAAAATCTGTGGTAATAGACCTAGCCGTTCCAGAATCATCTCCTAGTATGTATGCACCTCTAATTTTAATTTTACCACCAATAGGAACTTGAATACCATTACTATTTTCTATATTATATCTCGCTAAACTAACAACATCACAATTCCAATATGGGTTTCCACCATCTTGAATCCATTGTAAAATATTAGAAACATGAGAATATTCAGTTGCAAGTCCATTATTAGTGGCTGAACCTTCTGTTTTATTAACAAGATATTCTTTGGATTGCATAACATTAATTGTTTTTTCGGGTGCGCCAGCAACAGTATGTTTTGAATAAAATGTTTGAAAGGCTGGCGGCAAAGAAACAGTGGGTGTTAATAACAAACTGTCTATTCCCCCATGATTATGAAATGCAGAAAAGTTTTCATTAAAATGTGATAAAAATTTACACGCC